TTTTATAAAAAAATGAACGGACGTTTGCAGCTTCTGCTAACCCAGTGGATTGAAGCACAGCAGGAAACAAATAAGAAACTAGATACTATTGCGTCTCTGTTAGTGAGCAGTCAGATTTTACAAGAGTGTGTAGACCACGCTGGAAAAGCTCGCGAAGCAGATGAAACAGCTGAATTAGTAGCAGATTCTTTTTCTGCAGGACGTTGCCTGCTCAGCGAGCTTGATCAGAGAAATAGAGATTTTGAATATCAGAAAAGTGAATTCTTCATCGATGAAGACGACAGTGAGAACAAAGACACTGGCAACGGGCTGGCCCAGTTCTAGTATTGGATAAAGAGAGAAACATGGATACACGTAAAACTATAAATGGTTTAAGGCACTACAAGTGTCCTGGAGTACCTGACTATCTACCGTCGGTAACTTCTATTCTTAGCAGTACACAATCTGCCAAGACACAGCAAAAACTTGCTCACTGGAACATCATGAACCCAGGAGCTGCTGACGCTGCTGCAGCTAGGGGAACTTGGATTCATGAAGCGACTGAAAACCATATTCGCGGATTGAAAGTCGTGCCACCAGAGGCTTATGCCCCTTTCTGGACAGGTGTACCAGAACGAATGGATGAGCTTCTTGAAGGTGGTCGTGTCCTCTGGTCTGAGCGTCCTTATAACCAACCAAAATGGTCAAAGTATGTTGGAGACGACGGAGTAGGAAGAATCTTCTATTACGACGAGAACACACAGCATGGATACGCTGGTTGCTGTGACCTGATTTATATGGATAACAATGCAGAGATTGTATTAGCTGACTTTAAAACCAGTGCAGGACCATACAGTGCGCGATTCCCAAATAAAAAATCAAACGTCGATGAAAAAACCAAAAAAGCGCTCATATCAGGAGTGTTCAAAGTCAAGAAAACACGATTACAATTAGCTGCCTACAAGCTTGCCGCAGAAGCCTGCCTAGGCATCAAAATCAATAAGACACAGATTATTGTGTCCACACCGCTCGAAGCGTACCAAACGCAGGTGTTTACGTTCGGAGAATCGGAGGTAGAGAAGGACGAACTTGCTTGGCTAGCCCTCGTCGACAAGTTCTTTAACGAGGTACGTCCGGCTGCTGCACAGTCTTAAAACTTTGCTTCAAGGGTGTTAAATCCCAAAATTTGGGGCAGAATGGTGGAACATCAAATCACGTCATGCAATTCGTTTGTTCTGTAAACAGCAAAGTAGTCAGTGCGTTAGACGCTGTTACGGGCAAGATCGAAGCAGGCGGTGACTTCAGATCCTTCAACAATAACTGGGAACCGCGAGAACTCGATGCCCTTGGTATCGCTGATGAAGTTGGTCTAAGAAAAGGATTATGTGCATGGCACTTAATAGAAGGTAAACGAGTCAAAGACAATACAGGACTAATACAAGCTGGTCTGATTATCATCGACATCGATAATCAGGCAGACGGCAAAGACGAAAAAGGAAACAAAGTTCAAAAGCAAGAACTGACCTGGGAACAAGCGCAAGAGCTTGATGTATGCAAAAAATATCTTTCTGTCGCCTACGATTCTCCTTCTACAACTGAATCGTGGCCTCGATTCAGATTAGTTTTTGGGCTAGAAAAACCTATCATCGACGGGGAATTTTATCAGTGGTTTACTCGTGCGATATCTAAAGATATCCCTGGGTCAGATATAAGAGCCACGCAGGTTCCCAACTTGTTTTATGGGTCAAAATCTGTTGAAGGTATTCTTCAAATCACAGATAAATTTATACCTGCCGAGAAAATTGACGAAGCATTAAAGGTTTATCACTCTCTCCCAAAAGAACAGAAAGGTGATCGTTTCGACGTCACTGAAGCGCTCAAAAATATCACTATTGAAGAAGATGGAATCGATTTCGAGAGACTTCTTGCAAGGTCTGTCTCAGACATTCTCGACGGTAAGCCCGTAGACGATCGAAGCCTTGCTGTGACAAGGGCTGTAAAGGAGATTTTGGGCTGGACAAACTGGCTTAGAGACAACGGTGTCTCAACCCGAATCTCACCCTTGACAGTCGCACACCGTGCGTTCTATGCTGTATATGCGTATCCTG